GGAAATAATCCCCTTTTGTGCGTTTTGTAATGTTGTTTTAGCCTGTGGGGATAGTTTTAGTTTTTGTTGTTTCCACATATTAAACATCACCTAAAATTCATTAGTTTTAAAACCTTCTGGATATTGTTTGCGATTTAATTCACTTTCATAAGCTGTTTTACAGTGATTGCTATCAAAGAAGATACCGTTTATGAAACGATATAGTACTCGCCAGCGTTTTTTCGGCTGTTTTGCTAAAACTGCCCCACGATAAGTACGGCTGGAAAGTGTCTCGTCCGCTGCTCCGCCTGTTAATGCGTTAAACAGTTGGTCTATGGCAATAATAATGTGATAGCCATAGCGTTTTAATTTGTTTGGAATTGCCATTGCTCAATCTCCTGTTCAAGTGCGGTTAATTCCTCGGGTGTTTTTAAAGCCAACAAACGGTCTTCAAATTGCTGTCTTTTACCAATAATAATGCCGATAGCAACCGCAAATTGGTTCGATTTCTCAATTACTTTCTCAATCAGCAAATCTAACGGTACGCCACGTACGCGAGCGATTTGTTCTAGCATCGGCGTTTCAGCTTTTGGGTTCGCTTGTTTTGCCAGAGCTTCTTTCTCTTGGCGATAGAAACTCTCAATTTCCGTTTGTGGGTAGCCGACCAGTAAGCCTGATTTGAGCTTATCGGCTTTATCCGCTAACTTATTGAGCAAGCTTTCTTTTTGTTGTGTAAAAAGTGCGGTTTGTTTTTCAGGTGAAATTTCCCACGTAAGTGTGTCACGATTTAACTCGTGTGCCGCACTGGGTTGTGGGTCAATTAATACAGGGTTGCCTGTTTTATCTGCGATGATTTGTTTACCTTGAGCTTGTCCGTTAATTAGCTCAATATATTTATCTTGGCTAATTTCTACCGCGCTTTCTGGGACAAAACCGCCGTCTGCGTCATCAAAAAAGCCGTTTTTGTAGTAGATTGTCATTATTTCCATCTCCCGATTGCTAAGAATTGCAAACGACACAAACCTTGATTTGGGTTAGAATGCTCGTAGTTGTACCAATATAAGGTGGTATTTGTTGATTTAGTGAGTATATTTACTCCTACATCATGATGATCATTTAGAGACGTGGTGATATTGCCAAACACCATCGGCTTCCCAACAAAAGACACAGCCCAAGTTAATTGTTTTTGATCGGTTCCACCCAACCCTGAATTAGCACCAAGAACATCATTAAAATCAGCGAAAAAAGTTTGAATCATTGTCCCATCGGGATATTTTCGCACCTCAAAATCACCGATTTTTTGATAGGTAATTGCAGCATTAATAATTTTAGAGGTGGCCTGATTAAAATCCGTAATCTGGCTCACTGTATGGGTATGATTAAGGTCTGCTTTATCTTGTAATCCTTGTGCTAATCGCCCTGCATCAAGAGCACCAGCATTAGTTACCTCACCATGTGACTTAACCCAAAAGACTACATCATCAAGGCTGTTAATGGCCTTGATACATAGTTTGAGGATTAATGATTTAGGGCGATTTTCATTTGCGACAGGAACAACCCTGGACGCATCAAATGAAACCCACCATCTCGAATCTGACCATGTTGAACCATAACCAAACGATTCCTCTTGCCTGAATGCCCCTGTATGTCTACCGTCCCCATCTACAGGTCCAAACTTACCAGTGATATTACGGATTGCATCATCTTGCGTTTGCCCCACAGAGAGCCCATTACCCGCATTGCGCAAAAATCTATCAGCTACTTTAGGCACACTATTAATCGAGCCATATTTGCCGACTAAGTGACGATATAACTCAGGGTAACGCTGCTCGGTAACTTGTGCGGCAATATCATCAAAGGCAATCCAGCCAGCAGGGATATTATCCACGGCAAAATAAGCGGTCATGCCTACATCGCTACGGGTTAAATCAGGGAGTTTGTTGCTGTTGCCCAGAGTACGGTATAAATCAGGAAAGGTTTGGGCGTTGAACGTCGAACCATCAGCACGTAAAAAACCGACGGGATTTGTTACCGCACGTGGAAATGACACCACCGCACCAACAGGGATGCCATCGGTATTAAGTTTTTTCCAAGTCGACCAACTATCTGTCTGATAATTTGTCTGATGTCGCTCGTACATATCTGTGCTGTACGCAATATAGGCAATTTGACGACACCAACGGCCATCGCCTCCAGCAATAACTTGGATGTGACAACCATTGCCAGCTACAGGGAGATTTTGCGACCGACTTGCTTGTGTAACCGCATAAATGCCGTCTGTTTGTAGTGTGTTTACATTGCCAACAAAGTTCTCAATTTTAAAATTTCCGATGCCATAGCCAGCCAAGGTTGTAGCAGGGGATTGTTTGCTATTGGCAAGGTCATAAGCCGTTTTAACCGCCGCACTGGTTGCGACGGTGTCTGCACTATTGCTATTTACTGCAGAGGATTTTTTACTATTTGGAATGTAATTACCCAAATTACGCGTAATTGCATCAATTAATGCTTTTAAGCCTTTAATGGCTTTCGGCGTTGCAGCCATATCTTCGGCATCTGAATCATAGCCTGAAAATAATTTTACAATCCCCTTTTTAACTAAACTTGCGATAGGTAACTTGTGTGTATGACCCAGTTTATCTTTAGTGTTTTCGGTTGTGTCATCTAATGTGAGCGGATTCATGCCTAAAAACGGCGATAGTAAACGGCGATCTGTTACATTACCTTGACTATCAATATCCGCAAGAATTTGCACATAGTGTTGGCGGTTTGCAGTATCTACATAATCCGCTTTTGATTGCGTGAGATACTTAATTTCGGTTTGGTATTCTCCAGTTACGGTGCAATGATGTACTAGATCGGCGTAAACTGAACATGGCAAATTATTTGCTGTGAGGTTATAAAGTGCGGATAAATCCATACGAACGCCTTCAACATAAGCATTGCCTGGTTGAATAGTAAATTGATTGCCTGTTTTACGTTTAACCAGAAAACTATCATCGAAAAATACTGCTCTGCCATACAGATCACGATTAGTTAAACGAATTTTTTCATCAAGTCCATGTAAGCGCACAGTAAAATCAATTTGCCAAGTGTTCGCATTGACATTAATTCCCGTTAGAGCTTTTGCGCCACTAAATTCTAAAAGAATATTGCGCGTAATACTGTTGCCTTGCACAGCATTTTTATTACGGATTTTTTTCACTGTATCCGTTTGCACCGCAATAGCTAAAAGATTTTTAGAACGATTAATCAAACCAATAAAATTGAAATCAAAATCGCCTACTTCCGTACCAATCGTCACAGAATACACAACGGCATTTTCATTAATCACGCCACTTTGCGATACGGCTTGGCGATGTACAATTTGTGCCGATGTCGGCATAGTGAGATATTGCGCAAGATTGTTCTCGTTTAACCCTGGAATATTGGCGAAAATAAATTCATCAAACTGTATGGTGCCACGTGCAATGGTTTGTTCTGCAACGTAGCGTTCAAATTGTGGCGTAATTAAACTAGCCATAAATAAACCTCTTATTGTTGTTATTATCAGTTTACTTTCACATAAAAACTTTGGTAATCATGGTTAAATTCGCCGTGATAAATACTCACAGTTTCTTTAGTGATCACTTCAAAGGTATAACGCCGACAAGTGCGTCCGTATTTTCGGATGATTAGATTCAATAATTCCGTTTTCTTGGCTAGCTGAGAATCGCTCAAGCGAATTTTGATAACATCCCAATTTTCTCTGTCAAAACGTTCTTCAATTTCTACGTAGCCAATGCCTAAGCGTTCAAAAATGCGTATAAAGCCCGCTTTACTGCCCGCATCTTTCGCATTTAAAAAGGCATATTTCACGCGCTTGCGGAAGAGTTCTAACGGCTCACCCTCAAATCGTTCTACGTCTCGTTGATAGGCGATTAAATTTAAAATGCGTTCACTGCAGTGTTCTTCATCTAAAATATTGAAGGGGAATTTCACCGCACTTAAAACATAATCCCACCACTTCCCAAATAGCATGGCAATTTTGTTAAGTTCGCCTTTATCCATCCAGAAGGGCAATTTTATTTTCATTTTCTCCCCTTACTTTTGGACTGTGACGGATAATTGCTGAATGCGTGGAATAGATAACTCGCTTTGAATATCACCTTGCCCCCACACGATAGAGGCAATTTCACTGATGTTATCGTGAATTTCCTCGCCTAATTTCGACCAGCTAAAACGACTAAAAGGGTAAGTCCTTGTTACGCCATAATTATTATTTTCGCGAAATGCACAGCGGATCATATTTTCCACTTGTTGCACGATTTCTTGTTTACGCACATCGCCGACAAAAATAGATGGCTGGAAGTAAATGGCGCACGTTAAATTATGTTTAGTTTCTGGCATGGCGTAGCAAATTAAATCGTCACCGTGTCCGTGAAAACCCTCGTCACGCACATGGCGATTGACTTTATCAATAAACGGCTGACTGGTTACGCCTGTGTCTAATAACAAATAAGCGTTTGCCGTACCTGGCCCACGTGGCGCATCGTGTTTAAAATAAATTCTATCCACAGATAAGGCTGCGACTTTCGCAATCATGCCTTTGTAAACACTGTCAATATGGTGTTGCCCTACGCTCGAAAATTGTGTGCGATAACGTTCTCGTAATTCATCGTTAGTTTCTCTGTCAGCACCTGGCGATGTTAGCCAATCTTCTAAATTTTCTACCGCACTTACCCCTGCGATAGATTCTGGCAAAATACGGTAATAACCTGCAGCCAAATTGAAATTTGCGCCAGCCTGCTCTGCGAGTACTGGCACAGGCGCGCGCAACACACCTTTAGGAATAATGGTGTCTTGCGTGACAATCAAACGGAAAATCACATCATTAATACGCTCTGTCTGAATCACCGTGCCCGCTTTAATGGTGAGATCGGTTACATCGCTTTCTTTTGTAAAATGCACGACACCTTCTGCTTTTGTTGCGGCTTTAAAATCTAAGCCCACTGCCCAGGCTTGAATCTGTAACCAACTATCTTTTGCCGTTTTTACAAATAAATTCGGTAGAATTTCAGCAATTAAATGATCTGTCAGCCACTTCACAGGCTTAACAGCAATGGCAGTGATTAATCGCCAGAATGGACTCATTCTGCTTGTGTTAGTAATCAATCCTTCTTCTGTAGTTAAGCGTTCAAATTCTTGTCGGATTTGCGTTTCTTCCGTTGGCAATCCGCTTTCAGCTAACATTTGTTTAAAATTTTCACTCATTTAAACGTAACTCCAATTCATCAAGTCGCCCAAATTCATAAGTTTCAGCCGTAATAAATAACCGCCCTAAGCGTTCTTCGCTAATGGAAACGGTACCTGGAATCAAGCGCACATCTTCTTCAACCAATAACACCATTTGCAAAATAATATCGCGGCGTAAAATGCGTGAACGCTCCGCGATAAGTTGTGTCGCCAATCCACTTTCTAAAATGGCGTGTTTAATATCTTGCGCAATAGATATTCGGTTATCGCAAATTAACGGCTGATTGCCGCTATCTAGCGTAATGTCTTCGCCCGTAATCAGTAAATCAAGGTAAAGTTTTTCCATTTATCACCCTGCTGCTAACTGTTCTTTATTGCGCAATTTCTGCCAAATTTCTTCACTGTTGTTACTATTGATAGTAACGCCACCATAGTTTACGGTGCGTTGTTCTGTGCGGTTTTGTGTCAATGTTTTTGTTACAGAACCTTGAGGCATTGAATTTAATTGTGGTTGTAAACTATCGCTTAAGCTGAAATTTGAACCGTCTGATACCCCCGTAGCTAGTGCGGGACTTAATCCTTGTGCAGTAGGGTTATCTTTCCACTCTGGAATTAACGGAATATTAATGCCAGGTAATGAGTTTGCTTTTTCAATAATAAAATTCAGAATTTTGACAAAAGCATTCACAATACCTTGGAAAGCATTTAAAAAGATGTTTCCTAATGCATCACCAATTTTTAGAAAACTATCAATCGGTGCGCTACTATCCCATAGGGTTAGCACAGCTTGCCAACCATCTATAATGCTATTCACCACAATAGAAAACACATCAGCAACAAAATTAAATGCCTGTGCAACCAATTCAACTGCATCAAGCACCGTGTTAAACACAACGCCCAGTGCATAACCAAGATCAATACCGAATTGTTGAAAACTATAAGCAGAATCAGAAGCACCGCCAAATAAGCCAATAATACGCCCAATAGTTGAGCCAATTTTTTGCAATGCTCCCCACACTAAAGAAAATGCATTAAATAATGGGTCAAGGGATACACCTGCAGCTTTAAAACCTTGAATAAATCCACTAATAAATTGCATAAATTCATCTCGGAATTTATAAATAAAAATTCCCAATCCCACGATTGCTGCAGTAACCAACATAATAGGACTTGCAAGAAAAGAGAACGCCACACCAATAGCTGATATAATGCCACTCATTAAAGTCAATGCAGCAGTTAAACCTGTAAAGCCTATCAATGCCCCCACAGCATAACCTATCCAACGAGCAATATTTTTATAAGTTTTTAGCCACGCAACAAACTCTTGCCCTAGATCTGCCATACGATTAAAGAGCGGTTCAATTTTTTTAAGAATTTCAACGCCAATGGCAATTTTGATATTTTGTAAAATGGCAGAAAAACGCATCCATGAATCTGTTGTAATTTTTGATACACGTACAGCATCATCTAAATTATTCACCCCACCAATTTCTTTGATGTTATCCTTCAAGCTGTCAATTTTTGGCAGTAAATAGTTAATCACCTGCACCGCATCATTTGTGCCGAATGCTTTTGCAAGCTGTTGAGCCTCAACTTCATCAATGGTGTCACCATAAGATTTTTTGATTTTCGCTAAAATATCGGTAATCGGTAACATTCGATTATTCGCATCTAAAAAATCTAAACCCAGTTTTTTAGATGCCTTACCTACACCATTTAAAAAAGCGGCGTATTTTGTCCCCGACATGCCCCCTGGCATTACAGACTGCAAGTTACCTAAAACGGCAAATTGCTCAGCCAACTCAACGCCTTTTGATTGACCCGTTGACATTAAATTAGTAAATGCTTGGGAAAGTGACTCACCAGACGATTTGAACATGTTTGCGGTTAAAGTAGCTTGACCTGCCATCATTTCAACCCATTTAGACTTGCCCATACGATCGGCTTCTTGTTGGAAAATCCCATACATAGTAGAGAGATAAGAGCCCATTTCTTGCACGCTAGAGCCTGTCGCCTTAGCGAGAATGTTCGAACCTTTAGAAAAAGAAATCAGCTCATCATCGGTTAAGCCATCAATGGCACGGGCAATTTCATTGACTGAGTTCACCACTTCATTTGATGCAATGCCGAAACTTGAAGAGAAATCTAGCGCGAATTGTTCAACCTTTTCTAAACCACTAGCACCAATACCTGCGGCTTTGACTTCGTTGATTGCTCGACTAAATTCAATGGCTGGATCAAGCGCGCTTTTTAGGGCAACACCCGCACCGACAATACCTGCCACGCCGATGCCGATATTTTTCATCGCGTCTGCGCCACGTTTGCCCAAATCATCAATAGACTTCATGACACCTTTCAACGGCGCTGAAAGTTGGTCTGTTAAGCTGATGATATATTCAAGCCCTTGTACTGCTGACATAATGAAATCCTAAAAGACTTTGGCAATACCGCTTGCGACGGCGTTTGCCTGTTGTTCAAAATACTGTTTGTGTAACCATATTGCGCGCGCTAAGTTGTAGTCGCTGTTATCGGCGTGTGGTAAATAGTGCATACGTAGCGCAATGGCTTGAGATAACCCATTGCGCTCGATACTTTCCACACGCGCAGTTAGTTTTTTACGGTAATTTGAATTTCTGGCACAAACACTTCATTTACTTTCGCTGCTAGCTGTGCCGCCAGTGTTGGAACATGGATAATTTCAAGCAATGCCTCTTTTTGTTCACGCGCAACAATCGCCAACAAATAATCTTTGATTGGCGTCACTTTATTGTTACTTTCAATGTCATTTAACATTTGATCGTAAGCCGCGTTATCTCGAATAAAGGTAAAATCAACGCCTGCAACATTTAATGTGACGGAATCTTTAAGATTTCCAGTAAGTTTTTCTAACAAGGATTGCGCTTGTGTTTTTTCCATTTTTAGTTTTCCTTTTGGTTTCTACTTTGGTTATTGAAATCTGTTATGCACCTGTTTATGGAGGCATACGCTGTAGTGCAAATATCAAGGCGATCTAACGCCTTATTTAAACTCTCTGCTAAATCGCCGTTAGTACGAATATTCACGCTTAATGCTCTGCATTCGGTGGTTTGTGGGCAAATCAACCGAATATTATTTGGCTTGGGTGCGGTGGTTGAGCACGCCAGCAACATCGTTAGGCACGCGGCCATAAGTCCAATTTTTATTTTCTGCATTGTTTAGCACGTCCTTTAGTTGTTGCTGGCGTTGTTCGGCTTTTTTGTTTGCTTGGTTGAGTTGATAGGTCAATTCTGCATTTTGCGTTTCATACCGTTGCAACATCACTTTATTTTGTTCGATGGTTTGTTCACTTTGTTTAAGTAAAAGTGCTGTGGTTTCTGCTTGCTTTTTATAGTGCAAGGTGGAACCAATACAGCCCACAAACACCATCAAAAACACACCGATAAATAAGGCTTTAAATTCCATATTCCCCCAAACAAATTGCTTTTTCTTTAGCTCGTCGCATTTGCAACCCTTTAAGCACTCTACCGCCTGATTTACTAAAATCAGGAATGTGATTACACATTAATGTCCAATCTTCCACTTTTGCCGCACGATAAATCGTTGTCGGCAATGTCATACGATGCTTTTTACTGTAATAACTTTTAATATTGGCACAACCAACATTAAAGGCTAAAGACACCATGGCATCATATTGCCCTTGATTCATCTTTCTGCCGTGAAAATCGGCATTAATACAGTTTTCAGCCTCTTTGATGTTTTGGCGTAAATCAGCTGCCACTTCGTCAATGGTCAAAACTTTGCTTTTATCCACGTTATGTGTGTTTCCAACCCCATTCGTCCACACATCAGCGGGGCATTTGTACGGATTGCGCACACAGCCTTCCAAATTCACAATCATGTAAACTGCTTGTGGGCTGACTTTATTTTGCTGTTCCGTTGGCAAGTTTTTTTGCTGAGTAAAAAAAGCGGTTGCGACAGCTGCTGCCGAACATAAAATCATTGCGCCAAATTTTTTACTCATCACTAATCCCTAATTTTTTCGCTTCAATTTTTGCCGCTAACATTTTGTAGGCTAATTCATCTTTGCGTGCTTGTACGTCTTCTTTGTATTTTCGGTAAGCGATCCATACAGATACCGCTCCAAACAAAATACCGAATAATGATGCCCATTCATGCAAGCTATATCCTGAAATAAGCGCAGTGAGTGAGCCAATAAACGGAATTGAGCTATCTATTTTGCTATTCATAAAATCACCTTAAAACATTTAGGAAACTGACCGCACTTGCTTGTTTATAATTGTTATACGTCAGCACGGCCAGCACCTAAACTCGGTTAGCCGATAAGATCACGCGTATCTTCATCGGATAAATACGGCACACCATTAATGCGCACAAAATCAGGGCTTGTAACAAAATATTTTAATTTTTTCGTAGATTTAGCCCCGCCCTTCGGATCGATATTTAACACATCAGTTAAAAGAATCTTATTGCCAAAGGTTTCGACTTTGTCGCGAATCCCGCCACGTTGTGCAAAGAAAGTAAAATCCGTTTCAGGTAAACTGCGATAACTTCCCGCTGCGGCGGCGGCAGCTGATAATTTTGAGAAATTTTTTGCATCTAATTCAATTTCGCCTTCTGCGGCTACATCACCGCTGACCCAACCATCAGGAATCCCACGTGTTTGTGCGACGGCACTATTATCAGTAATAGATAAGCTGATGGATTCAGCGTGAATAGGCAACCCGAATAAATAGAAGTCAAAACTCATTCCGCTAATACGTTCCATTGTTTACTCTCCTAAGCTGTCTAAATCTAAGAAAATATTTGCCGTAATATCTTTCGGGCAATCGTAAGGGAGAACCTTGATGTAAATTGTCACCTTGGTTTTGCTTTGCCACACAATCGTGATGGCATCATCTTTCGGTGGCATACATTCGCCAGGGAAATCCTTGCCGTTGATCGTTGCGGATTTGCTCATATCACGAAGCGGTTTGGCGAAATAATTTTTGTGATATTCCGTGCTTGATGTTGTGGAGTTAAAAGAACGATCTGCGATCTTCGCAATCGCTAATAAACGCACTTTACGCGCCACTTTATCCACTACACGCACGTTCTCAATCACTTGATAATCGCCCCCTTCTACATCTAACGTGCGACCGTCCGCCCAGTAGTAGCCGTCATAGTCTGGATACCACATCGGCACGGAATAACGGGCAGTTTCAAGTGATTTTAAATGCGCAAGAGTAAGCTCGTTACCGTCTTTATCCAACGGTTTATTGGCACTGCCTAAGCTCACTAACGCGCCTGTTTGTACCCGTGCAGGGCTATCTGCCACTGTCACGGCACGATTTGCTAATCGCCCTGCCAATACGCCCGCTTCATTGCCGAATAGTAAAGGCACTAAGCAAACGTGATCGGCGACAATGGTTTGTTGCAAAGTGGTAAGTTTCTGTACATATTGATCCCATGCTTCACCGTCAGATTGATCATGATTAATACCTTGTACAGCTTGGATAAAGAAAGTACGACGACCGAATTTAGCAAGTAGTTCTGCATAGCATTCTTGCAATTTGCCAATACTTGCTTTATCTACGCCTAAATATCTGGTATTGACACAATATTCAAAAGAGGCGGTTTGATTGGCTTTTTTCACACATTCGACAAAGTCATAGCCGTCTTCTTGTGCGATATACACGTGTGCAAACCAGTTTTGCCCAGCATTAAGCATTGCCGCACGCACTTGTTTTTTTAAGTCGGTATCGGTTTCGCCAAATACTTTGTCAAAATCAGAATCGGGCGTTAATGCCAATAACTTTCCTTGATTAGTGGTGCCTACGCCAACAAATAATGCGTGGCGTTCAATTTCCTTGGTTTCGCCACTTAACTGATTAAGGGCGTTAATTTGTACAGATGGGAACATTCTTTACTGTCCTCTTATTGTTGTTTTTGAGTATATTTTTGAATTTCCGCCAGAATAATCTTGGCGTTTTCTTCTTCACGTGTATCTAAGAATGAGCGTTTTTCCGTTGGAATTATCCATTGCGTTAAATGTCTACTCGGATTCATACCGTTCTTTTCTTCCAGTTTACGAATAATCAAACTGGCTTTCGCACGTGATAAGGTGCTGCGGATTTCGCTTAATGTCGGCTTGCGGCGTTTCGCCTTGCCATTTTTTGTTTTACCGTTTGTCACGGTATAACCTAAATCTTTTAATTTCTTTGCTTGGCGCAAGGTACAAGGGTCTGACCCAATGCCGCCTTTATTTTTGCCAGTAAATTCCGTTTTTTTAAATAAGTGCGGAATTCCTTCTTGGTGTTCTTGCGCAATTTCGCCTGTTCGTTTTTGTTTATAAAACA